CTTGACTGCGAACTGCTCAAAGCGAAGGATAGGCATTGCCTGGAACAAGATTTCCTTGGACCAGATTGTCTGAATCGCCTGAGTCAGCTGGGTGTTAGTACCTGAGTATGCTGTAGGGGCTGCGGCAAGGTTGCCAGTACCCGTAATACCAGATGCCATTTACTTGTGACTCCTTATTAGTTTGGTTTTGGATTTATTGGGTCTAACCGAACAATCCGCGAGACTTACCACGTGCGGTGTCGCTCATGATACGTTCTCTGTATTTTGCGTATTCGTTCATCGACATTGACTGAATATCTTCAGCCGTAAAGTTTCTTTGGTCCGATTGTGTGTCCAGTGGTCCAGCTGGCGGGGTAGTTACCCTTGTCCCCGTCATTTCTCTCCTTGCGTTCTGCATAGCTGACTGCGCAGATTCAAGAATTCTTGCTGAACGCTCTTTTAATCCTTCTACTGATGCATCAATCTCTTCGCGACTATTTCCGCTAATGAGGTCAATGAGTTCAGGAATAATAGCTTCGCGTTCCGCATCTACACGTTGTGCACGGTAGTTCTGGAGGTCAGCAAAAGACTTTTCGCGTTCCAGAAGAGCAAAGGCACGTTCACGCTCTTGGCGCTCACGCTCCAACTGCTCCTGCCACTCTGACTCTTTTTGCTTAAGCAAAGAACGAACATCCATGTCACTTTCAAGAGCTTCTTGCTGAGCTTTTGCTTTTGCTTCTGCTTCAGCAGCACGTGCAGCAAGTTCTGCGTCACGTTCTTTCTTAATAGTGTCTAGTTCTTCCTTCAGCTTATCAATCTGAGGGTAGAGTTTTTCCTTTTCTTGGCTACGAACTCTAGTTTCTATTTTTGCGTTTTAATACGAAAATGTCTGCGTAAACGCTTTACTTTTCGTACTCTTCTGGTACTCGCCTCTGTGGGAGGACGGTTCCATAAGCTTCGGTTACCAACTTGTTGCGGAGGTCTGCTTCGCCCATATCGGCGGCGGTAAGAGCCTCATCCATTGTCGGTGGTAGTACCGCTGGGGCTCCAGCAGCACCTGGCTGTAGTGGCTGACCTGGCTTGCCCCCAGTCTCTGGGTTAGGCATAGTGCCAGTAAGTTCAGCAATTTCTTGTTCAATTTGAGTCTGTAGCAACTTAAGGGCGCCATCGGCTGTAGCGTCGTCAAGGAGTTCCTGACGAATTTCATTAAGTTTTTCAGTTGGGAACTCTTCACCGAGGGTGCGAAGCGCACCTTCCTTAGACTCAAGACCTAGAGACAGCATCGACTGGACTTCATTAAGCGCAATCAACTTGTCTAGTGGCAGAGGTTGTGGGAAATGTACATATGTGAGGTAAGTCAATGGGTCATTAGGGTCAAGTCTGTCAACTTGTCCCTTCTTAAGTTTAACGTTTCTAGTTGGGTCCCAGATAAAAAGCTCTGGTTCTTTAATAGCAATACTTCTAAGTATTAGGTCATTAATGCGCTCAAGACCACGTGCATACTGAATAATCTTTTGGTGGTAGCGGTTCATTAAAGGCTGGAATTGGATAGACAGAGCAACGCCAGATGTGTTAGAGATAGGCTGTGCTTGACCTAAAGCAGTTTCAGGAATACCAATCATTTCGTGCATAGACTTCTTAAGCATTGCTAGGAAATCCATAGCGCCCTTAAGACCTTGTGCTCCACCTTCTAGGTTTTCTACCTTTGCGTCTTTTGGTAGACCACCCCAGACCTTGTTAGCGCCCTTTTCCAATTGTGAAGCTTTGGCACCAATGATGACTGTGACGGGAGCAGCGTGATAATTAACGATGTCAGCGATGTCAGTAGCAGTCTCGTTATAAGTACGGTTAATATTAATAACGTCATGACAATCGCTAAGACCCCAAGGGCTACCACTAACGCGAACATTTGGCATATGAACAACGGGAATAACACCAAGCGGATTAGGGCGCGAGTCAATAAGTTCATCATTTATATACTCCTCAATAATGTCATCAGTGAGGATTTCAGTATAAGTAAACACTTGACGTGTGCCTTCAAGAGAAGTACCCCAAAAACGATACTTTAATTTAAAACGGATGAGACGTTCGCGGTCATGTGGGTGAAACTCTGGAAAACAAAAAGATGCGTTAAGCGGAAGAATACGAACACGTCCTGGGTGTCCAAAACCAGAGGAGTCTGTCCAAGCTTCTTCGTATGCTACTTTAACAAAACAGTCTCCAGATACAGAGCCTTGCTGTCCCATCTCCCAAAGAACTGTTGCTTTATTGTTATCTACTTCCCAAACTCTTTCTAAGATATCTGGAACAATTGCTTCTGTTTCTTTTGGGGAACGGAAATTAACACCTTTACCAAAGGTGAAGTTAATAATAAAATCTGTGAATGCTCGGTAGTAATTAAGTACTAGTTGAGCGTCGCCTACCTGCCTGCGATAGGAGTAGTGGTGGCCAAGATACATAGCCCAGTTAAGAGAATAACGATTAAGACGCGGACCATGAACTTCGAATTCTTCATCTGCAAGCTCCACCAATCCTAACGGGGAAATGGAAATAGTTAAGTCAGAGGACGCTGCCCTATAACTTGGGGGAGAAAAATCAATGCCGCTCAACTATCCACCTTTTTCTTAAAACAACCAGGAAAGGGTACCACGCTATTTATTTTAGCGGAAGCGCTCGCCTCTGATATTACCCTTACCCACCTTCTTGGTGACCTTCTTCTTTTGTTGGTCTTCCTTTTTCTTTTTTTCTTCAGCGGCGTAGTCGCGAAAACGAGGGTCTACTTCCCTCTTGGATTTAACATACTGACCACCAAGTTGATTATAACGAGAACGAACCCAGTGGGCGGCGGCAGGGGAAGGATAAGTGGTGAACTTGGCGCGAGCCTGCGCAACTACCATGTTATAAAGTTTTGGATTAGCAGGTTCCTGCTTTTCCGTCTTCTTTACTTCTTTACCTTGAATCAGTGCCATAGTTAATCCTTAAATAGAAAGAGGACCAACCCTGCGCTGGAATGTTGCGCAGGGGTGGGTTAGCTCTTTTATTAGTCTTCGACTACTGCTGGGTTAGACTTATACTGGCGAGCGCCGTTGCGAACTTCTTGTTCGAAGCGGTTGTCACCGTGGTCTGCAAAAGCTCCAGCAGAAAACTCAGAAAGATTCTGTGGTGCTTCTACCCATGCAGCTGAACCAACGTGTGCACGCTCGCGCATTGTTTCCTCTGCGGTCTTTGTGTGCACTGGCTTATTACGATTAGGGCGTCCTGCAGCTGGCTCATAGCCCTGCATAGCACCATTAGTAAACTGTGTTGGGATGTCTGTATCTGTTGCAAGGCCTTCTTCAAAACGAAGTGGGCCACGCTGTCCAGGAGTCGCTGCAGAAACTTTACGGTCGTAAATATTTCCTGGACGCTCAGGGAACTTAGGGGTTGGGGCAATTGCCATTTTTATACTCCTTATATAAAGGTTGAGGACCTCGTATAAAAGTGTCCTACGTATTTGCCGTAAAGTCAGGCTAAAGTAGTAACTACCTAGAAAAGAACGGCGAGGTGGACACTTCTACGGAAGGCATGGTCATATCTAGGGTCAGGGACACGGCTATAGCCAAACTATCCGCATAATCGTCGTGGGCGTGGGCTTCGTCAGGGGCATGCGCTAAGAAGTTAGGTCCAGTAAATTTAGTTTCCAAGTCTGTCATTTGTTGGTAAAAGCGTTTCCATGTGCGCAGTCTTCTAGTCTTTGCGTGAGCAGGCCAGCCAATCATTCGTCTGTCAATTAGAGCTTTTAGATGTTTCCAACGCTTAGATTGCTCGGGTTGGCTGCTGTTTAGGGCATGAACCTCTGCTCTTGGGAGGAGGAGTTTGAGTCGTTGAGCAACTGCATCACCAACACCATTAGCGTCCACGCCAACAGCAAGTACGTCGTAATTCCCCAAAAAATTCGTGATTTGAAAATACTGGTCTTCCCAATCATCGCCTTGTAACTCCAACCAATTAAGGACACGGTGGTCAAAATACCCAAACTCATCTGGGCGGTCCCAATCTACCCAGACAACGGTAACAACAGTAGAGTCAAGTTTACGGGCTGGGTCAATCCCAACTACAACTGGGGAACGGTGCCAGGCTTTAACTGTCTCTTGAGATGTGTCTCCAAGTTCGTCCATGATTGCAGAGGTAACGAACATTCCTCTTTCAAGTAGCCACTTACAGTTATAAGACATCTGAAACTCATCAGAGTCTTCTCCGATACGTAGCATCTCTTTCTTTATGAACTTTGCGTAGTTAGCGTTGTACTTAGAGACATCTTTGTAGTCCCACTCAAAGTGGTTCATACGAACAGACCTTGCTGTCTGTCTGCGTTTATTTAATTGGATAGAGCGATAAAAGTTATTTTTACTTGTAGTAGGGGTTCCCGTTTTAACCATGGTTCCTGAGTAGTAAGCCAACATAGGAGAGATTGACTTAGAGACTACAAAGTCATCCGCTTCCTGACACTCATCAATAACAATAAGATGGAAGGACTTAGATTCAATTTTTGCACGCGGGTTAGCGGTCATCATCATTAAGCTACTGCCTGAGTTTTTTAACTTTATCTGTCGTGTAACTCCAGGCACCTTACCTAGGCTATCGTCAATCTCTGGGTCGCCCATGATTTCTTGCGCTCGCTCGCTAGTAAGCCTATTAACAGTTCTACCAAATAGAGTTTCTACCTGACCTTCAACAGGAGCAAACATACCTACCCAAATACCATCTTTAAATTGACCAAGTAAATCTGGATACATTTTTGCAAGGCGAGGTAATAGAACCATTAATGTAGCTACGGTGTTAGCAATAGTTTCTGATTTACCTGACTGACGTGCTGCGAGTGCTGTTATTTCTTCGCCGTCATTGATGATTACCGACTCAATGATGCGACGTGCTAAAGGCATTTGATATGGGTGCAACTCGTGCCCAACTAGGGCATTCATAAAAGTAATAGTTTTATCTATAAGCTTTTTAACAAATTCTTTGGAGAGCTCATCTAGTTCCTCTTCGGGCTCTTCTTGAGAAACCTCTTCTTCATCATCTAACTCATCGTCAGGAAAGAATTGGTCGTCTTCATCTTCTAGCACGTTGTAGTTCTCCATATGGAAAGTTTAGGGGAAAACAAAAAACCTGGATTCATAAAACCCAGGCTTTTTGGCCATCACACGGGAGAGGAAGAGAGAGGCAAGACTAAGTCTATCATAATCCTATTTGATAGTCACGCGGCGATGCAACTCGTCAATGACGGCATGCAAAGCTTCAGAGCCTTTTAAAGCCTCGTCAATATATAGCTGGTCCCTGTTTTTAGAGTAACCAGACATGCATCTAGATATTTCAATCATTGCCTGCTCTGCCCACATCTCTAGTTCGGCAGTAGGTATTCTGGAGACTCTTTTGGCAACTTTTTCAGGGAAAGGCTTTACCCAAGGTTCTTTTTTAAAAAAACTCATCATATGCTCCGTCCTCAGGTACCCAGGCTTTTCTGCCCTTCATGGCGTCTAAGAATATCTTATCTATAGCCTCGTCGTCATCAGGCGACACTTCTGGCTTGCTGTAAAAGATACCACAATAGTACCCAGGCTCTGTAAAAGGAGCCCTTACAACTAGACACTTGCCTTTACGAAAAGGGTAGTCAGTTTCTTGGGTTGTACCAACCTCTATTACTGGTAAGGCTTTTTTATGCCAGTATCTGAGTTTGCCTACATATAGTGGTCCAAATGATTTCAAGGTTTAGAACTCCGTATCTGCCTGCATTCTCTTTGATACTTCTGCTGCATAGCTTAGCAACTCTTTTGATGATGCGGATAGCCCACCGTCTTCTGGCAAGTCTGAAACATTTGCAGGCCCCATATCTGGCCAAGCGTCTAATCCGCTTTCTCTAAGATATTTACCTGTTGAATCTGTTGTTTGTAAGTTTTGCCAATGAATGGCAGGACAGTTTCTATACTCCCACCAAGTTCCATCTCTAAACACAACATACAGGGTGTTAGTCTCGGAGTTGTACGCAATAGCCTGCGCTCTTGGACGAGATGGGTTAGAAGTGTTTGCTGTTACTTGTCTAAATCCTTGAGATATCTCCATAGGGATAGCGGCAGAGAACGCCTTATCAATTGGTGATTCAACACCAAGTTTTTCAGCAAATGCTTGAGATAGGTTTAATACCCTATTAGATTGGTCAGCAGCACGCCTAAAGTAATTAGGGTTGTTATAACTCTTGTACTTCTTCGGCATCTTCGTCTACGTCCTTGCAGATATGGTCTTTAGTCTCAGACTGTAGCACTTTTTCAAAACAACGAGAACAGCGCATAACACGCTCATAATTATTTTGTACGGTGCCGCCTACGGGCACGTCTGCGCCGTCTTCGCCATAGGCAGGCTGATAGTCAGTGACTATACGCTGTTCTCTAAAAAGCTCTTTAGGAAAAGGGCCTTGTGGTTCCATTATCCTGTCTGGGACGGGGTGAACCTGTACAGCTTGTCTTCTAATTACCTTCATCTGCCGAAGTTGCTTCTTCTTTTACTTCAGCTTTTTTACGTGGCTTTTCAGTCCCAGGTATCTGCTCGACTAGTGGAAAGTGACCAGCCTCTGCTCTTTCTACCAACCATGATGGTAGACAGTCAGTGCAGTAGTTAACAGCGTTTACTCCAGGGTCAGCGCAAGTATAGGTTGCTGACTTATCGCAATTATCGCATTGTACTTTTGATGCCATGTTTGCTTTCCTTACTTCTTCTTAGCTGATTTTTTAATTTCAGCTGCAATTTTCTTAGTAATTTCAGCAGCAGCGGCGTCTGCAACGCGGCCAAATGCTGGGTCTTTCTTGTTTACCCAACGAAGTGCGACTGGCACTAAAGATGCCCAAAGAGCATTAGCTACTAAAAGCCACTCTGAAGCTCCAAAAGCTAGCGGGGTTGCTGCACCACTAGTTTGCATAACAATCATTACTGCACCAATAACTTGACCAAGCAAGTTACGTGCGTAGGATTCCAAAACTGCTTTGTTCATATTTAGCTCCTTATCGAATTGACTGCTTGCAAGTAGGACAGACGTTTGCTTCTGTTGCTGGCGCAGCAGCGGTACTTCCAGCAAATTTAGGACGACCAAAACCAACAATTCCAACTGTTAGTTTTTTAGCGTTGTTCTTTTTATAAGCGCGAATCTTTTTGCAACATTCGCCGCCATTGCGCTGATTACCCTTAGGGTCTCCTGCGGTATTTCCTTCTACGCAGGTTACAGTTCCATCTCCGTTGTCTTTTACAACGATACCAACGTGTGAAATTCTATCGACGCCATCTGCTGGGAAATCAAAATAAACGATGTCTCCAGGCTGTGGATTATCTTCAAACCAGCGGCCAGACTTTTTAAAAGACGCAGCGCCCGCTGGGGTATAAACAGTATTTGGAACTTTTACGCCAGCTTCGTTGGCGCACCACATAACAAAGCTGCCGCACCATGGCTGATAATTGGCTTTAGTAAATTTACCGTATTTGGTCTCGTTGTCCTTTGGACCTTCGATGTATCCAACCTCGGCTAGAGCAACTTCTACAAGTCTAGCGGCGGTACCTTGTTCTGCCATGAAAATCTCCTTTTAAGTCAACTACTAGTGTGCCTCAGGAGAAATGTAATGTCAGGCTAAATTACTCTTTTCCGTCTTCTAGGTGCTGGGTAAAACGGCCCTCTAGACGGGCTACAGATATCCGTAGGTCGGTTAGCTCTGCGTGAATCTTATTAATGGTGTCCTTCATCGAGGAGCCCCCATTGGGCTTCAACTCGTGGACGTAATTTTTTAGGTAGTTTCTTAATACCCACGATGTGGCTGCGACAAGTGCGGCGCCAAATGCGGATAAGCTAGCTAGAGTAGCTGCCCAATCCATTAACGACATCTGCATAAATTCCTTTGATAGTTAAATATAGAATACGCATGTATGTCGTCCGTGTAGCAATAAAATGCAGAAATACCGTATTTATATTAAATACTGAGATTTTCTTTATGTCAGCGTAAAAATGGCTGTAACTCTGTGGCAGTCTAGACCTTGAAAGGCTCCAGTAATGGAGCCTTTTGCCACTACTGAGAGGAGCAATCAAATGCTTAATATCAGCAAAGAGCAAACAAGCCAGCTGGCAATTATCGTGGCCTATGTCATGGTATTGATTGGGAGCCCTGTTGTACTTGCAGCAGCAAGAGCAGAAACGGTTACCCAAGAAACAGTGCGACCACAAGTCGTAGTTGTTGACCCGTTGGCTAAGTTTAAGGACGCCAAGTCATTAGACAAAGGTGAACTTAAAGACCTGCTTCAAGCGGTCGGGTTTGAGGGAAAGGCCCTCAGGACTGCTTGGGCTGTTGCGATGAAAGAATCCAATGGCCGACCTATTGCCCACAACGACAATACGAACACGGGAGACAACTCATATGGCGTCTTCCAAATCAATATGCTTGGTGACCTAGGAGCGGATAGGCGAGAAAAATTCAACCTAAAATCTAACAAAGACCTCCTTGACCCTGTAGCAAACGCAAAGATTGCGTACTACATGTCAAATCAAGGACAGGACTGGACATCGTGGAAGGTGTACCCAGGCCAGACGAGTTTCCGACAATAGACTAGTTTAAAAGAAAAAAGCCCCCTGCAGAACGCGGGGGGCTTTTTTGTTGGGCGCTATTAGGAAGCAGCAGCCCAAGGGGTGATAGTAATTGTTGCGGTTGTAGCAACACCAGCAGCGGCTGCAGCTGTTGACTGAGCCTTGATTGTTCCAGCAACTGCCACAACTGCTCCAGTAATGCCTGTAAGAGCCAATGCTGTAGTTGCTGTGGTTGTGACTGTGAAGGTATTGTCGGTGAGTTTGGTGATGGTATATGTTCCGTTAACAGAAGCATCAACAGATGAGATTGTGACCTTGTTACCAGTAACAAATCCGTGTGATGAGTCTGTGATTGTTGTAACGCCAGAACCTGCTGTACGAGAAGCTGCTGTTACAACGCCTGCAGCGTTTGTAGCTGCTGTAGCTGTAGTGATATTAGCTAGCTCGTAACCAGCGTCCTGTAGGGCATCCAAAGCTACTGCTGTTGTCATACCAAGAACGTCAGGAACGATGATGTTTCCAAGACCTACGCCATCAGCTGCTGAAACAGCAGTTGTTGACTCAACCTTGCCGCGCTGACCTGTAATAAGGCCGCCGTTAGCTGCATTAGTAACTGTAAACTGTAGGGCGTTAGCGCTTGCTACAGTTGCGCTTGAAAGATTGTATGAAGATGCTGTAAGCCCAGTAATGTTTACGACGTCACCAGCGGCAAGCTTATTCTGTGCTTTGTAGGTAACAGTTGTTCCATTTCCTGAAGCTTCGGTAACCATATAGTTACCTGCAGCTGGAATAAATGAAGGGTATCCAGCCCAACCAGCCTCAACATTTGAGTGGTTATCTACAGCAGGGTTTAGACGAGCGCTTGCAACTTTGGTGGTTTGAGCCCAACCATAGTCGCCCGTAGAGCCGCCTGTGTTTGTAATGGTCGCTGCTCGGTCGTCGTTTGGTTGCATAGGGATATTGCCCCATACAAAATCAACGGCCTGTCGACCTGAAGAGTCTACTGACATGTTGTACCTATTCTCTAGAGTGGTAGTGAACGCCTGATATCGGGGGCGCCTTTCCTATTGTCTAAGAGTATTTACGGCTTGTCAGGGCTAACTACTCATCAGAGGGATGAGGCGGCATGCCTTTTCTAGAAGGGTGTGGAGGAACACCGCGATACTTTATGAAGTCCATGCTTACGCTTTTATAATAGTCTCCTGATATAGACATCCAAACTTTATCCATACCAGTTACCTCAAAAAACTCCTCTACCTTTTGTAGGGGCACATCTTCTAAGCCCTTTAAAATCCTGCCTAAATGATTTGTAGCCTCAACTACATGTTTCCAGTAAGCGTCGCTTCTACTGTCTCCCCACGGCCTTCTAACCCTCTTTGTCTCATCTCTTAGAGGGGCGTCATGGTGTTGGTGAAATACATCCTTAGCGCCAACCGCATAGACAGACCATCCTTTAGCAAATGTTCTAAGTGATTGATTAAACTCCTCAGTATTAAAAGAACCCGCACCATCAACCCCAACTTCATCTACCCAAGCTTTTGGAGCAAATATGTACATGCAGGTAGTCCAATAAGTTTTGGCAATTTCAGTGCCGCGAAGACCAGCGTAACCAGGGAACTCATATCCAGGAGCCAAACTGCTGTAATGCGTGGCACGTCTACCAAACAGGGTCTCGTCTTCCCAGATTCCCCAAACATCTACTCCATCTACCGTAGAGTAGGATGGAGGAGCATAACAGACCATGACTTTTTCTTCTGGGAAAGCAGCTGTTAAATATAAATAGTTTGATAACCCTCTTTTGTCCCAGCCAGGTCTTCCCCTTGAGTGGGAGTCAAACTGAATAAAATAATCGTAATCAAAATCTACTTGTGTAGCTAGATTTCTAGCCCAGCACAGGCCGCCGTAATACTCAGTTGCTGGATAATACCTGTAGATTAAATTAGACTCGGGTATAAAAGAAAAGTCTTTTGGTTCGTCATCCTCATCTACAAGGGAAAACACAAGTGAGTCTTTAAACTCTGCTGTTTCCCAAAGAGACTTTACAGTTGCATAAAACTCGGGGTCTTTATAACTAGCTATGCTTACTAGTATCTTGGGATTGTTCATTTGACTCCTCAAGGTCATCGGTGTTCATCCACTTATGTAACGGACACCAGGCTTTAGCAAGTTTTACCTTTAAATTCATAACGCAACCGCATTTTTTGCACTGATTAGTTAACCCAATAAGTTCTGGGCATTCTCGACAGATACTAAGCCTACTTGCGGCAACCTCATCGGTAGCTCTAGGTTCTGACGTCTTTAGCATATGCCACGGCCTTACTGGTGGCGGAAGGCTTTTACCTTTTTCGCTATTGCGAAATCTTTCTGATATCTTACTCATTTATAGTTCTTTTTCTCCCACATATGGTCTTGATACATTCCCGAGAATGTGGAGTTTATCAGATTTAATCTATCACGTACTTCTTGACTTCTTTCTTCCATAATTTCAGACTCCCAAGACTCTCTTTTAAAAGGTATTGCCTGAGCAATTGGGGTTCCGCGTTTAATAATGCCTTTATAACCTTTTTTAATGTGAAATGGCAACGCCCCAGCTGACGGCATGCCGTCCGTATCAATAATCCCAGTCATAGTCATAAATGGCAGGTCTGGTCTGTGTGATGGGGTAATTATAAGTGTGCTATATCCTTCTGGGGTTACGGCTGCCCAAAAAGGAACCCACCTCAATATATCTTTATGAAAGGTGTCATCTGTTGGATAGTCTCCAACTTGGTCGGGGTTGTGACTTAAAATAAACTCATAACGTGGGTTTCTCCACTTAGTTTGGATGTTGTGTGGGTCTGTAGAATCAATATAAATATCTACAGGACATAAAAAATAATACCCAGTGGTAAAAGTGTCAATCATAGACATACACTTTTTGCCAGTTACATTTGCAAAATGACCGCCATTTGCAGAGTCCTCTGTTGCTTTTACGATTTGTTTTTCCTTAGTTAAATAAGGAGGTAGTTTTCTAAACCATTCTGGCATCATAGTACGAACAGGTACTGGAGGCGGCGCAAATCCGCCTACCTCTTCATCAGTTGGGTAGAACTTTATTACTGGCATTACATTGCGGCTCTAGTGTCAGCAAGTATCTTTTGATAGTATTCTGGACCTTGAGTAAAGTACCAATGGTCTGGCTCAGCGTAATGTAAAAAAAGCATGTCTACTATGTTTGAGTCTTTTTCTGGAAACGGCCCTCTCCAATGAAGTTGGTCTTCTCCATAAAAACACAGCGCTTGATTTGGCTTCAGTAGGTACTCTTTGTCTTCCACGTAAAGTGGCCAATCTACGCTAGAAGTTAGGCATAAATCTACGGTATAGGTGCAGGCGTTGCTGTCCATGTGTCTTAATAAATTAGCTCTTGCACCTTTATATCTTACGTAACACGAATAGGTGGGAAGCAAAGTTTGGCTATCAAATATGTCTCTTGCTTTTTGTAAGCAATGCTCTAATAACTGGTCAGGCATTTGACCAGCTGGATTCTTTAGCATAAAACGACCAAATGAACGGTCGTACTTAAGCTCATCAAGAGAGTACCCGTTTAAAGTGTTTAGTGTTTCTTGAAACTTTTCTGGTGAAAGCACGTCGCTGACTATCACGGGCTCTTTTACTACTGGCCTTGTGCCCATTAATTCGTCATCAGCAAAATATTTTGTTTTAGCCATTTGTTGCTTCCAATATCCACATCACGACAGCGTATTTAGTACCCTCTTTTACTGGGTGAGCTATGTGAGCGTAAATATAGTTAGAAGGAAAAAATAATATGGAATTTGCAGGTGGTTTTAATTTGTAGTTAAAATAAGGAAATTCAATCTCCCCACCCTCATATTCATCATTTACATACCAAACTAAAGATAGAACTCGGTTATTTCCGCCACCTGCATCAGCGTGCAGTTTATATTCCTGTCCAGTTTGATACTTTAAAATAATTGGTGAAAGAGGCAAATCACCAGAGTTGACACTGTAATAACCCTTATATAGGTTGTACGCGTCTTGAATGTTGTTTAACATCTTAACTGCTAGTGCTCCGCCTGCTGCTAACTCTGGGTTTTCAAGAGTGGCCCACTCTGCCTGTAGGTGAACAGATGAGTTAGTTCGGTACTCGCTGCGTACAGAACCTGTTTTGTCAGAGCCAACCATGGCTCTTTTCCATCTAATTACCTTAGAGGGGCAGTTAGTGACGGTTTCTATTTCCTGTATTAATTCTTTGTAGTCAGGCACTATGTTTTCAAATAACACTATTCCTGGTGCAACAATTTTTGATTCCATGTGTTTATCCTTTACTTGTTGTGTACTAGTATACCCTCTGCAAAGAACATATCATAGGGCTCGGTGCTCAATGTGCGAACTTTGAACCTAACGTTAGGCTCGTAGGTAATTGTAGAAACTGGTATCCAAGCTTCTAGGTCTCCATCAAACAACATGTCTCCCTCAACAAGTTGGGCGGCACGAGTATAGTAGTATCGACCGTCAGCAGCTTCTTTAGCAATAAACGGGTGAGAGCCAGTTACCTGGATTCTATTGTTAATTGTATAGCGTCCAGTTTCTTCCCATTCTCTAACATTTACAATAGTTGTAATATCAAGCTCTTTGTAGGTAAAGTTATCTGAACTCCAGGTGTCAACAATTAAATCAGCATTTGGGTCATCAGGGTCAATTTCTTCAAACCTTGCAGAAATAACCTGGTCACCAATCTTTAAATCAGCAAGACGTTTATCACCATTTGGTGTTGGAATCATACTGTCAACAGATAGGCAGTAGTAAGGGTAACGAGGAACTGGAGCAAGTGGTGGTCCACCAACACCTGTGTAGAAGTATTCTGGCCAAGGAGCAAATGGTCCAGAAGCTGTTGGAGTAACAGTTGCTGTTGGGGTAACAGTTGCTGTTGGGGTAACCGTTGCTGTTGGGGTAACAGACCCTGTTGGTATACAACCTCTACCAACTCCAGCAAATCCTGTACCAGGAGGGCATCCAAATGCATCTGGTCCTGGAGCAGTTGGTGTTGGAGCTGTTGGGGTTGGAGCTGTTGGGGTTGGAGCTGTTGGTGTTACTGGTATAAATCCACCACCACTTGGAATGCTACCACCGCCGCAAGTAGAAGCTGAAAGCAAACTTTCATATAAAGGACCAGTATTAGTTGCAGCAACACATGTCCAATTTGAGATACCAGAAAGTTGTGACAAAATACCTGAACATGCTTGTGAGGTTGATGTCCAACCGCCGACTGAAATAGGCAGGGCGGAGTATCCATTCACCAATCCGTTTTGGCAATAAGCATAGGTAATATATTGTTCTGTTACTGGTGCTGTTGGAGTTACTGGCTGGCACTGGGATGCGTTAAGGTTCTAGTTCCACACGATGTCCCACAGCATGGGTCGACTCTATTAACTACTAAGTTAAGTCCAGAGCAATACGGGCTACCAGAGTCTTGGCAACACGCAGAACAACCACCACCGCTTGGTGCGGGGGCGGGTGCAGGTGCAGGTTGTGTAATAACAATGACTGAGGAGGGGTTGGAGTCTGCGCTAACTCCATTTGCATTTGTTGCTGTTACAACAAAGCTGTAAGAGCTTCCGTTTGTAAGTCCAGTAAAAGTTAAACTAGTACTGGTAGAAGTTAAAGTTGTCTGTGTTCCAACAACTCTTACTGTATATAAAGTAATTGCGGAACCACCATTTGCTGGAGCTGTCCACGAAACACTTGCTTGACTGCCATTATTTAGGTTAGATGCTGTAACTCCAGTAGGAATATCAGCAGGAGTTGCTTCAATATCATAACCAACAAGTGGAGTTTTTCCATCAAAAGTAGGCGCAGTCCAAGTAAGATTGCAAGAGCCATTATCAAAGGCTCTATCAGACCCAGTGTCAGTTGCTGACTGAATTGTAGCTAATCCAGGCGGTACTTTTTTCTGGGAGTCAACTGGACCGACTCTAACTATCATTAGGCGCTCAAATCGCCAAGAAGAGTCCAGGTATTCTCAGCAAGTTTTATAAGAGTGGCTGCTGACCACTGAGTTCTTAGATTTGGACCAGGAGTTGCACCAATAACAACAGTTCCAGTTTCTCCAGCAAATGTAACGTTTTGATTTTGTCCTCTAACAAAAGTAATTTGAGAACCTGTAGGAAAAGCTTGGCTAGCATTTGTTGGAACTGTAACTGTTATTGCAGCCCCAGTATTGGTGCACCAAAAAACTTTGTTTTTATCTGCTAAAACTAAAGAAAAGTTTGCAGCTTTTTGTTCAATTGTTGCGTCTTGAGGAATTGCAGTAACGCTACCAACAATATTTGCTGCATTTATGGTTCCAGTAAATAAACCTGTTGGAGTAACAGCCGCCTGTACAACACCGATACTGTCTTGCCATTCTTGTAGGTTTGCGGTCTGGTTTAATGCTCCTCGTACAATAATTCCACGATTTACAGAGCTTCCAGTATCAATTCTGTTGCTGTTTGCCCCATCAGCTGTTTTACGTAGGTACTGGGTGTGAGAATCAGCTACAACACCGTTTTCTATATTAGCAAGACGTGCAGAAACGCTTCCATAAGTAACTGAGCTAGCATTAAAAGCTGTAGTTGGGTTAGCAGCGGTTGAAACATGTGGGTTAGTTCCAAGAATGCTTTGTGTAGCAACAACTTCTTCTTGTAGTGAGTTTGGGTGCGATGCGTCTACAGTGTCGGTAATGTTAAACTTGGTATCAAACACACGCACTGAGCCTGGATATGATGCTGCCATTGTGGTCCTTTCAAATGCTAGTTCTGGCTTTCGCCATTTGGTCCTTTGCCTGGTTGATTCCAGACAACAATACTAGGTTTTTCTTTATCTGTTGTAAACAGCTTGCGGATACCAAACCTTGAGTCATTAACTTGTATAGGTTTAGGCTCTGCTCTTTCAAACTCCTTATATCTCATGGGGACCAGCGGCTCCATTGTAGCGCATGAGTGTCCTTAGCCTTAATAGGAGACATAACATAGGTTTTGCGGTCTCTAAACTGCCTAGACCTTGAATCACCCTTTACTGGCGATTGAGTTGACGAAGTAATCTCAGCTTTTAGAGATTCTTTGCTCTTTTTACGCCTTGCCATTGAATTGTCTGCCTGTTAAGTCGACTGGAGGTAGATTTGAGGTATCTGAACCTGTTCCTCTGTACTCTGATTTAAGTTTTGCTTCACTTTTTGGCTTAGGTGCTGCTGTTTTTTTAGGTGCAGGTGATTTTGTAGCAGCTTTTTTAGCTGGAGCAGGTTTTGTAGCCGCCTTTTTTACATATTTGTTAGCAATTCTTGCTTCTTTGTCGCGTTTTGCGTAAATCTCACGAGTTGCTGTTTGGGTAGTCTTCATTTTTGGCATAGATTTGCGAGAACCAGAGGCGGCCCTTGCACTTAAAGCCTCAATTCCACTAGCTGCAACGTTTCTACCGCTACCACGGCCTTTATAACCTTTGCTTAGCATTGTCATATTCCGATTGTAGGCGCTTTCTAATAGTAAAACCGCATAAAGCACCCGTTTGGGTGCCTTATGCGGCTTTGTTTTTTAAGGAATTAGTCCTTGTCCCACTCGTCGTCTGGGTCATGTGCGTCTGGCTGGTGATTTCCAACCTTAGCTGGACCTGATACTACCTCTTCTGCAGCCGCGTAAGTAACTGCGCCTGTGCCAGCAGCGATAGTAATGCTGTGTCCATTTTGCTTAGCTTCTACCTGTAGGTCTGCAGCGCTCTTTGCCTTTGTATCAACTGCAGCAAATGCTGCGTTAATCTCATCAAGGTCAAGCTTGCCATCATTCATAAAGCCACGTGCTAGCTTCTCTACGACTGCGGCAACAGCGGTTAGACCAGCAACAGCAACTGCTGTAAGCGTGTCAACGCCAGCAATAGCTCCAGCACCAATAACGGATAGTCCGCTAGCTGCAAATGTTGCAATAATTCTTAATAGAATATTTCCTGCTGATTTCATTATTCCTCATCTTTCGGGTTACGGATTGGGTATGTAATTGCCCAAGCACCAAGGCTGAACAAGATTGCATAACCAACTACTGTCTTAGCGCTACCGTCTAAGACGACCCATGCAATGAACATACCTAGAAGAGTCCAGGTCTGGTCAATGAAGTCTTTAGCTAACTTCTTAATTAAGTTCATGAACGGCGTCTCCTAACGGCCTTACTATCTCCAGAGGGAGTTCCCCCTCCAGAATTACTGCTACCCCCACCACTTGGTGCGGATGAGCCACCGACTGCTGCACCGACTGCATTAAGAGCCGCTCCAGCAGCTACGACAGTAGCAACAACCATTTTGGTTGCTTCTTCTCGTTCTTCTGGAGACATATCAGCACCTATACTTCCGAGTGCTGTTAAGACCTGACCTGGGTCATCGAATATTGCGCCTATGAGTTCTGCGGGGTTCTCTAATAAGACTAGCGCCGCAGCAACCTCTGCTTCAATTATAACGGGATTACCGTTCTCATCAGTACGAACGTCAACTGGAGTGTCAGGCGGCAGGTCCTCATATGTTAATCCAGCTTCTTTAAGAGTCTCTACGCTTACTGCCTCTCCAGGTTCTAAATTAGAAACAATGGCCTCCACTACAGCAGCTTTTTCCTCTTCTGTAAGTTTTCCGTCAGCCAGTGCTTCACTTATGGTTTCTTCTGGTGTATTATCAGAGGATGTTTCTTCCAACTGATTATCTTGCTCTTGTTCTTCTGACTGTGGCTGTTCTGATTCTTCAGTATTACTCTCGGTCTGAGACTCGTCGGTTTCGCCTGTTTGTTCGGGGTCTGTTTCTGACGACTCTTGGTCTGTGGTTTGCTGTTCTTCTTCTGAGTCTGTAGGTTCATCAGATGAAGTATCAGTTGTCTCATCTGTTGAATCAGGTTCGTCACCATCAACGTTGTCAGTTGGAGTCTCAGGGTCAGTATCAGGAGTGGACGGTTCCTCTGGAGAAGGCTCTTGTTCGGGCTCTTGAGGATTTGTCTCTTCAGGAGAAGAAGGATTCTCTGGTTGAGGGTCCGTTGGTGGAGTTGTAGATGGACTTTCAGAATCTGTCTGAGGAGGAGTGGTTGGAGCACCGTCAGAAGGAGACGTTGGAGTACTTGGACCTTGTGGCTCAGTTGGCGTTGAAGAAGAAGCAGCTTGTTGAGCAGCAGCTGCAGCAGCAGCCTGTTGAGCAGCAAGCTCAGCAGCCGCTTGAGCCTCAGCCTGAGCCTCCGCTTCAATACGAGAGTTCGTACTGGAAACCACAGGAGCGATAGCGTTTGCTTTTTCAATAGCGGTATCAGCTAATTGATTAGCGGTAGTTAGTGCCGAATTAGCAGCAGAGGTGGCAGTTGTTGCATCTGCGGTAACCTGTGTAAGAGTTTCAGTAGTTGACACAACTGCAGCATCAGCAGTAGTTTTTGCCTCTTGGAGGTTAGTCAATGTTTGAGTCTCTGTTGTTAGTGTGGACTGAGCTGTTACAAGCGCTGTCTCTGCTGTTGTTTTCTCTGCTGTAAGAGCGGTTAAAGTTACATTTTCTGCGGCAACCACCGCAGTTTGTTCTTGAATTTGTGTGGTTAAGGTTTCATTAGTCACATTAGTCATAGGTTTTACAGGTTGACCAGCAGCTTCACGAACACCTATACGAGGGCCGTTCCATAGATTTGTTGTATTACCTGAAACAGTTCCTGTTCCCGTCCACTCACCTGTTGTTGGGTTAACGGTCATTGTCCAATTAACATTTGTAATAGGACCATTAGGGTCAGAAAATCTGTGTAAGTCCCAATCAACTGCAAGTGTAGTTTCAGTAGTTGTAACTGTTATACCAGCACCTGGTCCTGCACTTTGGAAGTCAGAACCAAATACAGAAATGCTTGGTCCATTAGGGAAGTCCCACCAGTTAAAGTCGCCAGTTCCGAAAGTAATTGTGGCTTTAGAAGTTACATAAATCTGACTGGCTGTTCCTTGACCCTCATAGACGGTGTTACCCATTTTAATGTCAAATGGAGTTTGAATTTTAGTTGCGGCGTCATACATAGCGGGAAGAGTTGTGGTTGTGACTGTTGGAGTCTCTGGTGCAACAGGGGCTACATACCCAGAAGTTGTGTAGGTCTTAGAATCAGAAGGGGTATTTTGTAGCGCAGTAAGCTCAGAAGTTTCTTGAGTTACTACAGTTTGCTGAACTTGAACTGCAGTAGTAGCGGCAGCGACTGTTGCAGTAGCAGACTCAACTGTAGTTGTTGCTGTTTGTACAACAGTTTCTTGTTGTGTAACAGCCGTAGCTGCAGCAGCAGCTGTGGTGGTAGCGGTTTCCACAGCCGCTGCGGCAGGTGCTATTAGTGCAGTAGCACTCTCAGCCTGCTGCACTAGAACTGTTGCGCTATCTACCGCT